AGGCTGGCGATGTTGACCGAGGTTGGGAAGTTGTCGGCACGGCTCTCGGTCGTGAACAGCGACCATTGCCCGGCGACGCGGCAGATCACGACCTGTTCGCTCGGCAGGCTCATCAGCAGCATGTCGCGCTGGCGGTCGTAGGCAAACGAGGCGCGCTCCATTTCTTTCCAGAGCCATTGCAGGCGCGGAGTGTCGCCGGTCGGCGGCGTGTATCCAACCTGTTGCGTGGCGAGGAATGCCGACAGCGGGCTGCCAACGCCGTCAATCACCAGCGATTGCAACGCCTCCGACGCGGCGGATACGTCGTATTGTCCCGTGGAATAGAACAATCCGCGGTTTCCAGCCCACATTACACCGTCTTGGAGAACGATCTTGGCGGACGGTCCAGCGCATCCGGCATCGTTGCTGACAAGGCGCCAAGAGCCGTCGTTGATAAACGCGCCCTCGCTTGGGCGGTAAATGCCGAACTCCTCGGCGGTCCATACGCAGATGTTGCCGAACACGGTCGCAACGGCGTTGATGTCTCGCTGCAACGGCAGGGCGACAGAATTGCCCGACAGTAGCCCGCGTGGGTTGAACGGGTCGCTGAAGTACAGGCTGCGCCCCGAAGCGATCACAAGCCGGTCGGAGAACACCGTGCAATCTGCCGGAATGGGCCACGCAGATTCCGCCAAGTAGTTGTAGTTGGAGAACTGTCCAGCGTCTCCGTTGAGCGGGGAGATTGGCGAACCCTCGCCGCGCCGGTCGCCCAGCAACAGCACCGTTCCGGTTTGCTGCTCGTCCTGCTCGAACACGCTCGGGCGGTAACTCCACACCCCGGCGTCCTTAGACCCAAAGATGATGCAGTCCTGCATCTCAAGCATGAACGCCGGATCTCCCGACGTTGCGCCGCGCGGCACAATCTTGTCGTCGTAGGCGTCGCTTGTGCCCCAAGGGCGAACGTCCTGCGCGTTGATGGTGCGAAGGTCGACTTCGCAAGTTCGGCGGTACAGCGCGAACTCTGCGTGCGTGTCGGCGGTCACATCGTAGACGTGAAAGACGTATTGCGACGCCCACTTGCCGAACACTCCAGCGTTTAGGTAGGCGCTCGGGTCGGTGTCGAACGTGTTGCCGAACACCTGCAAGAGCGCCACAACCTGCAACCTGCCGGCGTCTGAGCGGAAGGCGTGCATGGCAAGGATGCGCTGCACCCCCGCAGCGGCGCTGTCCGCAAGGTTGAACCGCAGAGTCGTGTTCCACTCGCCGATCTGCCCGAAGGCGTTGCGAATCCGCAGCGCCGCGCCTTGGCCGTGGACGTTGACAAGCACCGGCCCGCGGTCTGGCGGGTCGCTGGCCATTCCCAAGTCGAGCTTGCTAACCTCGGGCTTGTCGGTTGCCACGCTAACCCCCTGCTACCAAACGAGGTTGACGCGCATGTTCTGCGGGGACCGCGTGATGAAGAAGCGTTCCATGTCGCCCTCGATCTTGGCGACCTCGCGCATGATCTGCGAACTGTCCGCGCCGTCGCGCACCGCGTAGTATTCCTTGGCGGCGACGAGGGCGATCAACTTGTGGAACTGCGGGAAGTCGTCGATGTACTCGTTATCGAGCGCGCCGGTCTTGCTCCAGTCGATGCCGGTCGCGTTCTCGGGCTTGCTCGGGTAGGGCACATAGAACACGCCGACCGTCTGCGACACCGGGCCAGCAAAGAACAGCGCATCGCGCACAAAGCAGTAGACCGCGCCGGTGTCGTCGAGTCCTCGCAAGCCCGTACTGTTGGAGTACAACTCTTGCAACGAGCCGACACCGTTGAGGATCTGGCGAATGTTCATCGTCGCCGGGTCTAGAAAGTACACGCCAAACAGCCGCAGCAAGCGCGGGCTATCCGTCGTCTTGCCCATGATGCGCGGCACAACCTGCGAAAAGCTCAACTGCGTCGCCGCGCTCAGAGCATAGCTCTCGCGGGCAAGAAACGCCTCCGGCGACAACTGCGCCATCTTCTCGTAGACGGTGTCGTAAGCCGCCCGCAACGCAAGCTGCGCCTGCGCGTCCGAGATAAACGTCGTGTCGGCCTCGTCGATGTACGAGCGGAACAGGTTGTAAACATCAGCAACGTACATGGGTTACGTCCTACTTCTTGAGCGGCGCCCGCGTTCCCCATTCGGATTGCGAACCGGGCGCGGCGTTGTCAATTTCCCCAGAGAACAAGCGATGGCCGGGATAGGTCTTGTATCCTGATTCCGCCGGCCGGCGTATTGGCCGCCCGTTCACATCGTAGGTGTCGGTGGTCGGATCGAGCCCTTGATTCGCTCTAGCGAACGCGGCAGTGTCCTTCTCGGTAGCTCCCGCGCGTTGCCGCAACACTTGTCCCTCGTAAGCCGGAAGGAATGGGCCGTCACCTTGGTACACTTGTGTTTCTACGTCGAACAGATAGCCCTCATCTTTGGATGTGATGGGGGCCTTTTCAGTGCCGCTCTGCAACGATCTAGTCGGCATGTTGGCCCTATCTAGGTCGCGTTCACGTTGATCTGAATAGCGATAATCTTCATTCTCAGTATTCTTGTCAATCTTTGCATGGCGCTTGTCGGCGATGGCTCCGCGACGCATTTGATCGGCACGGATGGAGTCGCCATCGGCCTTGGCTACCATTCGTTGCGCTGCGATTTGTCTGGCTGTTTTTGTTTTCATCTCTAGCCTCCAATCGTTCCCGAAGTAGAGCCGTCTCCGGCGATGGCATCCCCCTGCGACACGCCGGGCTCTTGCTCCATTGCGGGGCGCGGCCCAGGCGTTCCCTGCTGCTCTGGCGGCACGGGCTGGTACGGGTTGGCGGGGAATACCTTTTGCTGCGCCAATGCCTTCTGCTGCGGCCCAGGCGTCCCCAGAGGCACGGAAACGGAGACAAGCACCTCACGGATGTAGTCTTGTACTGCCGTGGCTTCTAGGAGCGCCTGCTGCGCCGTGGGGTCGCCGCGCTTGCCCGCCTCCATCGCGTCGTTGGCCTCGGCGTAGTACGCCGGGCTCTGCACGAATTCCTCGAACACCTGCCGGATTGCCTCAAGGTCGTCGAACGGGAACACCTCGATCTGCTGGCCGAGGCGGCACGCTTGCAGCAGGTCTTGCGCGTGGGCAAGCGCCACCATCTTCTGCGTCGCCGACTTCTGGCCGAGACGCAGCATCGTCTCCTTGAGGTACACGTCTGGCGTGATGACGCCGGCGGTCAGCAGGCTCGACAACTTGCGCTCGCGGTCCTCTTGCGTGATGGCGAACAGCGTCCCAGTCTCGATGATGACTTCGGGGTTCTGCACTAGGTCGGTGCCCGCGATCTCCTTGAACACGACGGAGCCCGCCGACTCGTCAAAGAAGCGCAGGTTCTGGCTCTCCGGCAGGTAAGTCTGCCAGAACACAAGGGCAACCCTCATGCACTCGGCGACTGCGCCCTCAACCTCGTCCATGACCGGCTTCATCTGTCCGAGGTCGTTTTCGCTCAACGCCTCGATGGCCTTGCCCGACGTGACACCGCTTGCCCGCTTGCCCATGGTCGTCGAGTGAATGCCAGAAACGTCCATGATCTCAGCGAGTGCGCGGGTCTGAATCTCGAACAGGTGAGGCGGAACTGACGGCGCGGGCTGCCGGGTCGGCGCGGGGGCGTGCGGCTGGTAGAAAATCGGCTTGCCCGGCTCGTTGGTCAAGTGCGACGGCGACACGCCTGAGTTGAACGGCACCAGCCAAACCGGGTTGCTGATCGCGTCGGCAATGTCCAGCGCGAAGTTCTTGAAGCGGTTGTACTGCCATTGCAGGTCGAGCAGCGGCCACAGAAGCGGCTGCCCGTAGATGCGGTTGGCAATCGTGTGGCAACGGTACGGGATGACCGGCACGACGTTCTGCGGGGTGTGGCCGCGGTACAGAAACGTCGCCTCCGTCTTGCCGAGCAGGATGAAGTGTCGCCCATCCTTGTAATACACCTCCCACGTCTCGACTCGGTCGTTGGGCATCTTGGCCCGCTGGTCCGAGTCGGTCATGGCTGGGGTGTCGCCGATCTCTTCGGCGAAGTCGGGGTACGCCTTCTTCAAGTCCTCGCGGCGGTAGATGTGGCGGATCGCCATCCAAGCCGTCTCGTCGTAGGTCTGCGCGCCGTACTCGAACAACAGGTCGTAAGGCGAAACGCCCTCGATGCCGACCGTCTGACGCTCTGGGTCGTAGTAGACGTGCAGCGCCGTGTTGCCGCCGCCGACGAGCCAACGGTTGTTGGCGTCGAGGATGCGCTTGACCCGGTTGGTTGTGTAGATGTACTTGGCGACAAGCTCGGTTGCGAGCGCCTTGGTCACGTCGTCAAAACTCGCCGTCGTCGGGATGGCCGTGAACTTCGGGGTTGCCGTGGACATGAGACCGCGCCAAGTCCGGTCGACCTGTAGCAACTGGTTTGTGACGCTGCTGTTCTTGCCCGGCGAGGACGTGACCGGCTGAATGCGCGAGCGCACCCGGTCATAGGTGTAGTTCTGCTCCCCCGCAAGTTGGCGGAAGCACAGATCCCACGACATCACATCCGGCAGCCGATCGTTGCGTGCGCGCTCGATTTCCGCCCGCAGGTTGACCGGAGGCGCGGGGCCATCCATGACCTCCGGCGGGGTGTCGACGATAGGCGAGTCCTGAAACGTGTCGGTGTTCACAGCAAGCCCCCAAGCATTCCGCCGCCCTGTCCGCCGATAGATCCGCCGAGCGATGATCCAACACCTACACCTGCGGGGCCGGCGACAGAGCCGCCAATCACACCACCGAGAATGGTGCCGAGCAGCCCGCCGCCCTTGCCTGCGGCAGCCTGAGCTTCCCGCTTGCGCTTGGCGTTGAGTTCCTCAATCGCGCTGAGTTGAGGTTGCGGCTGCGGCCCGGACGACAGCATTTGCGCCGCCGCCTGAGAACGAGGGTCCATCGCGTAGGGGTCCATGCAGCCTCCTACTCCGGCAGGTCGTTGAGGTTCGGCCCGTAGTCGTTGATGGTGCTTTCGCCGGTGTGCCGCATGTGCTGGGCAACAACCTCCGCCGCGCTGCGGATAGCCGGGTCAGGCGCTGGCGGGTCCATGTCGTGCAAGATGCGCACTTCGCGCTCAACCTGAGTGAGCGCACCGCCGACAGCAGAGAGAACCGAGGACAACCCCCACGCGCCAATCCGGGCGTATTGCAGGGCTCTGACAACTCTCTCTGCTGCCGGCATGGTTCACCTCTTAGGTCGGGAGCGGGCGACCAAACGGCCCCTTCTTCACCTTGGGCTCATTGTGCGCCACCCCGCCATCTTCCGCAACTTCCGCCTGAGACGCCTTGGCTTGCGCCAAAACCCAGGGGTCCGCCTTCATCACCAAGCCCACCACGCAGTTGTCGCGCACGGCGACGCGCAGGTGCCGCGGGTCGTGCTGCGAGATGAACTGTTGCAACGGCAGGTACTTCACGTTCCCGCTGAAAATCAGCCCCTTACCGTACTCGCCATCGGGGAGTTCGGCAAAGGATTGGGTGCATTCCAGCAAGGTTTCGTCGGGCTTGAGATTGAACACAGGGCGCCTCCTGGCGGTTGTTGTCGGCTTAGGTCAACTTGATGAGCTTGACGTAGACGTAGCACGACGGGTCATTCGCGGCCTTGACCGTCGAGACGCCCAACGGGTTCCCGGCGGTGTAGACCATGGCGGCGTCGTCGATGGGCAGGTTGAGGATGCCCTTATCGGCCAGGCCGGTGATGCTCACCGCGCCGGTGACAGCCGTGCCGTTGTTGACGACAGCGACGGTATCGCCCGCGCCGCCCGCAGCCGCAGCCTTGACGATCTGGATGCCGACGATGCGATAGGTCGCACCTTCGGTCGTCGGGATGCGCTTGATGGCCGTGGTCGACGCATCGGCGATCACGTCGAACGGCAAGACCAGTTCGGCAGCCGGGTTGCTGGTGTTGGCGCTGTAGCCGGGAACGGCAGCGCCGAGTTCCTGGTTGACCTGCGCGCCGTTGCTGTCAATCGTCACAAACTTGGTATTCGCCATGAGCTTTTCCTTGTGTTCGGTGTTGGGGTTGCGGGTTGGGCAGGACCACCCCACCCAACCCGCAACCCGCAACTATTGCGGCATCTCGCCTAGGCGATGCCGCACAGGACCGCGTGACGCTGCGGCGCGCAGAAGAACAAGTTGTCGAACTGCTGCCAGGCGCCTTCGTAGGCGGCGGTGCCGGGCACGCGGTTCAGGATCTCGCCGTCCTCGTCCATGAAGCCGGGGGCCGCATAGCGAGCGAGGTAGATTTCCTTCTTGCCCTGGAGCATCAGCGCGGCGTGCTTGGGCCAGTGCTGCGAGGTCTTGAACTTGATGCCCGCGATCTTGTCGGCCTGCGGCACCAAGTCGCTCGGGCGACCCTGGTTGACGAAGTAGCTCGTCGTGCCGGCGACAGCGGCGACGTAGGCGGCGCGCTGCAAGGGGCTCAGGATCATGGTGTCGGGATCTTCGTCGCACTTGATGCGCACCTCGTCGAAGGTGGCCTGCACGCGCCCGGCGGCGATGGTCGTCAGCGCGTGAACGCCGGCGGTCGCCATGGTCAGCAGAGTCGACTGCAACGTGGTCGCGGTGCCGGTGGCCGTGGTGCGGTCGACGCCCCAGTGGTTCGGGTCGAACAGGTTGCCGAGGATGCCGCGCGGCTCCAGCGAGAAATCGTACTGCGTGCCGAAGTTGACGCCCGCGCTGTCCACGTACTGCGTGTTGTGAACCGCCAGGATGATGCCTTTGCCGTCCATGCCCGCGCCAAGGGTGGCCGCGGTCAGGTCGAGCGTCGCGCCTGCCGCGTTCGCCACAACCGACAAGGTCAGGGTGCGAGCCGCCGTCGAGAACGCCGACACGAACACCGCGGGATTCGCGGCGCCGGCAGGCAGGACTTCGGCGAGGGTGTCGCTGCGGAACACGCGGACGCGAACCCAGGTCAGTGCGTTGGCGGTGACGACGCTGGCGAACGGGCGGAAGTCGCCCTGGTAGTCGTGGACCGCGTCGCCGTTGTTGGGCACCGCGACGGTGCAGGCGCCGCCGGTGGCCGCCGTGGCGATGTGTTCGTTGAGCAGACCCTTGATGCGACCGCCGAACAGGTAAGCCTGGTCGTTGAACTGCTTGACGTCATCCTTGATGCGGGTCATCTCTTGGTCGAGGATGCCAGCGAAAGCGCCGGGGCCCGCGTTGGAAGCGCCCTTCATCGCGCGGGTCGAGACCTGGAAGCGAGCCGCCAGTTCCGCCGTGGTGATGGTCA